AAGGCGCATTCCTCTTCAACGCGCGTTGCACATAGGTACGGCTACACCCAAACAGGCAACTCGCATCTCGCAGTACATCCTCTATTGTAGAGCAACTTCCTTTCGCTATCATTATCACTACAATCCCCTCCTTAGCTCCTCGATTACCTTACACGGATTCTCGCAAGTGTCGCATTGTTTCTTGCCAGTGTTGAGTTCTAACGCGCAACACCCCCCGTTATTATTAGCGCAGGCTCTGCATGAGCACAGCTGGGACGGTACGTAGCAAGCCCTTCCGTTGTTATTAATCTTTTCACCAGTCTTGGCGCGGTAGGCATTGCCTACCAGAATGTGCAGATCATCATTCTTACGATACCCCAAAGCCGCAAGCAACTCTTTCTTTGAGTAGCAGGCGTCTTCTTTGTTTATCGTTATCATACCACTACCTCCTTCCTGCGCAAACTCTTAATATTATGAGTGTTGCTCCGTCTTTTATCTTTCGCTTCGACTCTTCACAGTCGTTTCTCAGGAATTTCAGTATCATATCGTCACCTAACTTACTGCTTCCCGCACTGAATAGTTCTACTGAAAATCCATTGTCTTTTAGCAGGCATATGGTAATCCCGCACCCTTTTTCCAGTATGTTCAGTACATGGTTGTGTGCCCACGTTGAACCGAGTATAACATCACTGAGCGTCGAGCTCACGCGGCACGGAACACTGTCGTTGTCACCAATTTTCCCTGCAAGCTCTCTTATATGTATCATACCACTACCTCCTTTTTGGTTTATACGGGTGGGAGAGCAGGAGTCGAACCTGCGTCACTGCCCTAAGCCCAGTTCATATGCTCTTCCGTTGAGCTATCTCTCCATAAAGCGGGATTATCTCCCGCTTACGAAACGGACGCGATTCTCGCCGCCCTCTGTGTATTCTTCGATCGTACCAAGTCCGGGGTAGGTAGCTCTAGTGCTTGCAGGTTTCCTAGCGCTATCCCGCTTATTGTAGAACGCCTCTTCATACATACTCAACAGCCCATCCAACATCCGGTCGACCTCCTTGTGCATACGAGACGTGTATACATTACGTGTTACCAGTGTGACAAGCCAAAACACTCCTGCCAACACAGCTACACTCAGTACCGCTATCGTCCACATCATGGGGATTGCCTTCGCATTCTCCATGGCGCATATGATACTGAACACGCAAAGTGCGATCCAAAGGACAGGTGACCAAGACACGCAAGCGTGGTCGGCCACCTTTGCCCACAGTAACTTCCTACTTGTAGTACGCATTGACCATCAGTGTGATGATCTTGCCATCACTACGCACAACCTGCAATGTGCCGCTTGTTACAACGTGGGTAGTCTTACCATCTTTTGCGTCGATCAACCCCATGATGGGGACTGTCAACGTGGCGACATCCGCCGCTTTGTCCATCGCTAAGATGGACGGCGCGTTTTTAAGCACCAATTTTTCCTGATCTGCCATTTTCGTTCTCCTTTCAGAACATAAGCATTTAGAGCAGTAGCGCTCTAACGGTGCCACATCTCAGCATGGCATCGTTACAGATCTACATGCAGTATCGCGGCAACAGCGCGGCATGTCGGCTTCTCGCATCCTTCACCATAATGGAAGCATGTTGAGCAACAATCAGCGTGTCCCCAAACATCACCTTGATCCTCGCAACCACACCTTCTTGCCTTAAAGTAGGCATTCTCCATTTGTGCATACATGTGCATTTTACTGTAGTACCTAGCAAACACCTCGGCATACTCCTCCTTGGTAGGCGTAAGGTCTTTAGCTATCAGTATCACTCTATCACCCCGTCTCGCATTAATTCGGCGCACAGCTTCACAGGTTGGCACGGTTCAGTGCAACGGCTCGCCTTTTCAGCTGTACCCGCAAACCCAGACATGCAGGCCGCACAGCACACATCATAACTTCTATCCTCGTCACCCGGGCAATGGTGGTCGCATAGCACAGATATTGGGGGGGCCTCCAACGAAGGGTCTACATCTCTGCCTACAAATCGTAGCGCCGTATGAACTGACCTCCCTATCTTTAGCTTCTTGATGTACCCGTAATAATCCAATACCTCTTCTTCCTTTTCGATCACTATCATCGCCTCACCAGCTTCCCCTCTACATCCAGCATGTATCTCTCCGCCATCATAACAATTGCGGGGCATGGCGTTTGGCAACCCACGTCCTCTAAGTATCTAAGGCAATGCCCACAGCAATCATGCGTGCTATTCTTTGGGCACTCTCTTACCATTCTATCAGGGCACCCGCCTGTCTCGCTTTGTTTTACATAGTCATGCACATTGTTCGTTGCACTAACAATAGCGGCATAGTCTATCTGCGGCTCTTTCTCGATCGTTATCACCTCACCACCCCCTTACAGTACCCTCAACGCCGATTCACACGCCCGCACATTCGACTCCCAACGCATCAGCAGTATCTCGGCGTCATCTTTATCAAGTCCGCACGTGTGCGCGTTCACATTTTGGCACGCCACTCTCATTTCGGTATCCGTCTGAATTATTTCCTCCATATCGACTATCTTTCTGTTATAGTAGACCATTTCTTCCATCAACTTTAATGCCTTCTCAAATTTAGCTTCCGTCATTTCGCCACCCCCATTTCCAAAATCTTCTCATACGCTTACACCAAACACTGAGCAGGCGCACAGAATTATCCACCTGATGCCATAGTAATATACAGTACCAAGTGTGACTGCGCAACAGCCCAACAGCGCCATAGCCTTAATCACTTTGTCACCTCACCAACCTTCTCTTCTATGTCCTCGTCCATACACCCTGTACTTCATTCCATCGTCCTTTGGTACTTCAATCATTACTACCATACTTTACAGGGATAACAGCAGTTCATACACCTTGTTATATCGTACACGAAGCTCATCGATCCTAACAGCATTGCGTATACTCCCAGCATCCACCAGTCTGTGGCCATTCAACCAACACGACCTATTTATGGCCACCGGTGAGTTCTCACCATGTATGCCCGCATCCCGTAAACTATGCGGATAGCATCATGGCTCCTCACTTCGGTAGCAATTCAGCAACACAGCGGCAGGCTAGCCACACCAGTTCTCACTGGCTCATATGTGCCCGCGCCTCGTTTTGTGGCGGCTGTTGGTGTTGCTGTTTTGTCTCTCGTTATAATAGACACTTGGGCGGCTGTTTGTGTACCGTCTTTTTAAGTTTTTTTCTGTGTTGTCGTTCGTGCCGCTCCCCTCTGTGGCGGCTGTTTGTGTTGTGCTTACACTATAATAGACACTTAGGCGGCTGTTTGTGTACCATACAATTAAAAAAGCCTGTAACCATTGCAGCTACAGGCTTTTAAGCTTGATGCTAGAGCGCCGTATCGAATACGTCCACTCCCAATATATCATGGTAGGCACCCTGTATCCGTGTACGGCGGCGAGCGTTCGTAGATTTCCAAGCCTTGGGCGATACTAGCCCGTTGAATAGGTCACGAGCCAATTGTAAATCAGCAGGCTTGCTCTCTAGCGCTCGTGCTAGCTCCATATCTAGCATTACGGTTTCAAACTCCAGGGCGCCAATGTCACTTACCATGGCGAGTCCGTCACTCCATGCCGTTGCACCATGGAAGGCCCTATCAGGGTCTATGACGGCGGTACGTCCTACTGTTTCCCATCGTTGCGGCTCGATGTAGGACAATACTTGCACTGTTTGTTCTCCATCCTCATACTGGTCGATGATTTCGGCCGCTTCACGTGCATTCAGAGCCGCCCTGCATGCCTTGAGAGCGGTTTTTTCCTCTTTCGTGGGCAAGTATCCCCCAGCATTCAATTGCACCCTGTATGAGTGCGATTTATTGGCTCTGACATAAGCCTTGATGGCGCTCCCCGCTGTACGGAAGTATGCCTTTAAAAGTATGCTAGTGTCCGTCATCGCGGGATGTTCTTTACGCACCTTGCCGCATGCAGTTTGGACCTTTTCCAAGTCATACGTTGCCGTGATTGCAGTCATTAAGATATCCTGATAGTTGGTGCGGAATACTTCCGGGTACTCCATGCGCAAGTCCTCCGTATTCATTCCAAAGGCGGCACGTTGGCACAGGGTGTAGCGTGTCCATTTGTAGCCCGGCACTAGGATGTCAGATGCGAGCGATTCCCTCAAGGCATGCAATGCTATTGTGTCCTGTTGCTCGGCGGTCAGATAGACGTCTTCTATTGTACTATCTTCTGCTAGTGTTGGTGCTTTACAGCAGTGTAGCCCTCGCCTACTATCCCCTTTACGGATAGCGAGCGTGCCAGTCTGTCTAGCCTCTTTGCGGAGTGCCTTTGTCGTCTCTGTGCGTTTGTAGCCTGTTTCCATTGATTTAATCTTCATATGTAGCCGTCCTTCCTTATTACACCTTGCAGTGTCGCCGCCTTATTGCGGCGCCGTGGCCCGGTGTCGTTGAGATTCATATCTCACTTACATTGTATTTATGCACTTCTCAAAAGTCCATGTTTATTTTGTGCTGCTTTGAGTACCCTGTATACGTTGCAATGACTCACTTTTTTTATGGGTAACTGTCATTGTTTTTTTGGATAGTGCCGCCGTGTCGCAGGGAAAACGCAAGGCGGGGGAGGGGTGTTTTGGGCGCGCGGTGCCGTGTGTGTACTGCCCATGTTGCGATGTTTGATATATATGAAGTCCAAGTAACTAACGGTTAATCGTTTATACATGCCATGAATAAACATAGGGAGATTCTTACAGTGAATCTACACCATAATTGGTAAATAATAGTGGGACAAGTTTTCTAAAAACAGGGTGTTTTGTATCAAAATCAGGGTAAATGTAAACTTTCAAATGCAGTTTTGTACCATTTTAAAGTGTTTTTGTTCCATTTAGGGCTGTTTTTGTTCCACTTTTAGCTGTTTTTGTTCCCAATCTGTAAATCATTTCCAAGTTGACAAATCCGGTATCAGTTGGTGCTCCTATATATATAATGTTTAACTATACTATATATATAAGTGGAACAGAAATATTCCTGAAACATACCTCACCCGTGAGAAAAACAATTTTTTCAGCATCGACGATTTGAATTATTTTTTTTTCTAATGTGTTATATGTGTTTTCAAAAGTTTTTGTTCCACCAACTGGAAAAAACCCTACAGACAAGCAATAGCCTCAAAGTGTGTGTAAAATATTTACAATTGTGGGACAGAAACACCGAAAAGTGGAACAAAAACGCCTAAAATTGGTCCAAAACGCCTATATTTCTGTTCCACTACTCCTGTTTTTTAAGCCCAATTGGAAAATTATTCAAAAATATGGAAGAAATATGGCCGTTTTTGTAAATATTTAGGAGACAGTGGAACAAAAACTTTTTAAAAATAAAAAGCAGGAGCATTTCTGCCCCTGCGTCGCCGTGATACGGCATTTTAGAAATCAGGTTTCTCTTTTAGTTCATCTACGTAGGCACAGAAGTCAGGAAACTCTGCCTGCATCATATCAACATTGATTATCGAGCTTCGTTGCCGCCCCAACCCGTCGTAGAGTTGCTTCTGCTCCTCAATGAAGAACCGCTCTTTCTCTAGGTAGCCGCGGTACGACTTCTTGCCGATCGGTGCCACCCTGTTGTGGTAATCCTCCCATGCCTTGTGGCACGAGGCAAGTCGGAACGCGATACGGTCGGGCGTTGGTAAGAACTTGAAATCCACATTCCTGCTGATAAGCCCCTTGCGAGCCATGTCGGGGAAATCGTTGAAAAACATAGCAAGCGGATGCTCGGCGTTCTGCTCGTTGGTAATCTTGGTGGAGTACATCTTGATGTGGTCGGTAAGCTCAGCGAGTTCCTTGTCGGACAGGATACCCTTGAATGCCCACCGGAACGCGCCGAGGAAGATACCATTGTTACCGGCATACCTGTCGTCTCCGCAGGACGCATAGACCTCACGAATAGCGGTATCGATGCTGGAAAGCAGTCCATCCTTGTCCTGTGACGCCGCCCAGCGGAGACCCTGCACGGATAGCTTGGCCATACCCTCCTGCGCATCCTTGTAGAGGAGGGCGTTGCGCTCGTAGGCCGAAAGCTGTACAACCACGCAACGGGTAAGCAAAGCGTTGTTCTGCGGAGTGTCCTCGCCGGACAGAAGCAGGAAGCCATTGATCTTCTCCTGCCGAACCGTACCGCCGTCGCGAGTCCCCTTGACTGCACCATGGCGATTGTACACATCGAGTAGCAGGCCATCCTTCATTTGGATGCGCTTGACATCGTTTCTGTAGTCATCGTACCACTGCGGCATCGAGGAGCGATACCCAAGGTAGCGCAGTATCCCGACGTTGGTGGGGTTTTCGATGGACATGCCGGACTGGGAAGCGGTGTATCCGAAAGCGGTGGACAGCATGGTGCACATAACGGACTTGCCTGATGCGCGCTTGCCGTTGACGAACAGGTACGGGAAATAGCCATACTTGGTGAAGATGTCGGTGGAGAACCACCCTGCAACTACCCATCCGAGAGCCTGCCAAGCACCTAGGGTTCCGAACGTGCCGCGGAAATCACGGGCGATCGTAGCCAGCTCATCGCGGGATAGCGTTGCCGAAAGGTTGAAAGTAGGCAGGTCTGCGGATACAGTGTCACCACCATCAACATCGATGGAAATAGAGCGTGGCGCGTAGGAAGTATCGCCGAGAATGACGAGGCCATCCTCAACGGGAACGACCGTACCATCGGGTGTAATCCCGCAATTGCCGAACAGCCAGGAACCATCGTCGAGAAGTCCAATACGGCGGGGGGAATGCACGACTCGCTTGGGGGTGGAGAAGATCTGCGAGCAGAGTTGGAACAAGTCCTCGATTGTGCCGGAGAAGATAAAGTCTCCAACGCTCATGCACTTGCAGTTGAACTTGGAAGGGGCTGACAGCGTCTCGGCGTCGAAGTGAACTCCGGAAACCGTCTTGCCGTAGGTGTTCTCAAGATTGCACACCCTGATGATCTCGCCGTCGGTATTGATATCGTACTGCGGCTCGACGATGAAGTTGGTGATTCGCTCCTGTACCAGTGATCCATTGCGCATAACGCGCTTGAAGTAGGCGTTGCCATCGACGATCAGAGTATGCTCAACTAAATCAGGAGACTCGGTGGACGCAGTTGCGGCCTTGATGCAGGCGGTAACAACGGTCTTGCTCACCTTGGTGGCATTGGAGAATGTGTCCTTGTATTGCAGTAACTCAGCGGTGGACTTCTTGTATCGCTTCACCATCGTCCAGCAGGACGTATCGGTGGGCTCTACAGTCTTAGCTACGACAGAAGCTACAAAAGTGTCGGGGGTCGCGGGGAGTATTGGCATATTGTCGAACATAGTGCGCAAGATTACGGGGTCGGAGTTGCACCGGAACACGTGGTAGTTGTTGATATCCTTGACACCGTTTGGGAGCACGGTCATATACAGTTTGTCATTGAAGTCCTCCGCCAAGTCGGTGAGCAACTTCCACCCGGCCTCGTCGTTATCACGGACGAGGACAATAGAGGCAAACCTGCTGAAATAGGTAGCGTAGGAGGTGTCGTACCCATTAGCACCCATGATGCCGATAGCGGGATACCCTGCCTGACGCAGTGTCATGCAGTCGGTCTCTCCCTCGGTCAGATAAAGAACATCGTCATCATAGGCGTCGAGCCAATGAAGCCCATAGGGAATATTGTTGGTGTTGACAGAGTCGTGCGCCGCGGAGTAGATGTACTTGTCTTTCCCCTCGTACTTCACACGAATCTTGGATCGGTACTCATTGCCCCGAATATCAAAGAACGGAATCTCGACACCGCGCTCGACGGTCTTCCATCCGTTCTTCTCCGCAAACTCCATATCAAGCCCCTTGAGTTCGCACAGTGTTTGTAGATCCACTGCATCCGGCAGTTCCATGTTGTAGTCGTGGCGCAGTAACTTGACGGCGTCCTCTTCTGTCTCTACGATATGAAGTCCTGCAAGCATCGTAGGCGCGGTTCCGTGTGCCCCGCATACGTAGCAGTGGTAGTCCCATCCAAGTCCTTTGTCTGTCTTGTCATAAAGCAACATGGATGGCGAGTGATCTTTGTGGAACGGACATGCTGTCTTATACCTGTTTGAATTACCTTCTCGCTCGCAGGCATCTACCTTTAGATAGCGCTTGACTACGTCGGTGAGCGATATGTCTGTTACACGCATTCACTCTACCTCCAGTCGAATAGGTCGTTGATATCACATCCTAATACGGCGCACAATACCTTTTTGTGTTTGTCGCTAGGTGATTTCTTACAGGTTTCCCAGTAAGATACGGTTACTCTGCTGACTCCGCACAGCTTGGCTAGCTCGTCCTGCTGTAAACAGCGCCTGCCACGCATTGAGCGTATTCTGTTTGGCATGACTTCCGGGTGTGCCACGTTGGACATACTGTGATCCGCGTGGAGAACAACCTCATGCTTGTGCTCGGACTGGTGCTTCCGTCTCGTTGCGGGGACACCTTTGTAACGAATTGCTTTTGTCATATTAAAAACCTCCTGTAAATGATTTTTTGTTGTAAATTCATCATAAACCGGAGGTTACTAAATGTCAAGTATTAATTAAATTATTTCAGAAATTTATTTGGAATGGGTAGTGGATTTATGAGTTGCCCTCCCGGAAGTTTCAGCCGTACTCGAAAATCATCAAACACTCCGGTGTCATCCATGATGTAGTGCCTGCGCCTATCATCAGTTCGTGCCGCCGAGCCGCGTATCTCTACGGAAATTTCTCCTAGTATCACGCTGTTGATGAATGACAGTATTGGCTGTGTCTTGTTGCAGTCTGCATCGATCATGGCTTTTGCGTATTCTTTCGCCATTTGAGGCGGCACTTTCACGCTGATTGATGCCCAACCTTCGCGGTCAATCGCCGCCGCAGTACTTCTATTCATAATAATGCACCTCTTTTTGACATTATTATAGCATAATTGTACCACAGATGGTAATAATTCTTGTAAAATGTACCATCTGTAGTAAAATTAATGTAAGGAGGTGCTTTATAATGGAAGAAGTGGAAATAGTAGAAAATACCGAGAAAAAGTCTATCGTGAGGAACGTGAAAGACGCCAAGATAAAGCAACGTTCGGCATTGCACGACCTGTTATCGGGGGATGAAGAGTACGCCAACATGGGGGACTTCATCATGCTGTCACGCGAAGACATGGATTTCCTGAAAGAAGATGTTGCCGAAGAGACGGGGCTTACCGGGCTGGGAAATGTGATGGGGGTCATCTACTGCGATATCCAAGGTTACAGTTTGAGCGCCATGGCGAATAAACTGGGTCTAGACAAAATGGATATTCAGAAAATTCGGAACTCTGCGGCGTTTAAGGCGGCGAAAGACTCTGTAATGCAGGAAGTGCTAAAGTTGTCTAGGCAGATGATAGAGGTATCCACGATAAAGGCCGTAAAAACGCTTACAGAGTGTATGAACAGCAGGGTGGACAAGGTAAGGCTATCTGCCGCCGTGGAAGTGTTGAACAGAACCGGACTCACAGCGACGCAGAAGATTGAACTTACTACGCAGAACAACAACATGCAGAACTTCACAGACGACCAGTTGCAGGAGATACTCCGTAGCAACAAGTTATTGCCGGAAGGAGACTTAGATGTCGAGCAGATTACGGACAACGGAACAAAGTAAGACAGCGCAGATCGAGCTTCTCCGCCGCGCGGCGTACAGGGACTTCTATGTGTTTGCCAAATTCGTAGCAGGAAAGACTCTGATGGAGGAAGATCCGCACAGAGAACTCTGCGAATTTATTACGCTGGGTCTCGATAAGTCGAATATTCTTGGTATATCCGACATCGTGCCCCCGCAAACAGACTACGTTAGAGGGTTAGATGGAACACTAAAGAAGCTGATGATGCTTCCAAGAAACACATTTAAGTCATCCGTAGCACAGGCATTCGTGCCGTGGATACTGTGGCACAATCAAAACCTGCGCATTATGCTTGACTCGGAAACACTGGGCAACGCGAAACTGTATCTCGCCGGAGTCAAGGACTTGATAGACAACAACGAGATGATGCGGATGATCTGCGTGAACGAGAAAGGAGAGTACCTGTTAGAGCCAAACAAACGCCTCTCAGGCGGATTTGTGGAAGACCAAGTAATCCTGAAACATAGAACAGCGGTAGGACTCAAAGAGCCGTCAATATTCTGCTCCGGGGTAGATAATGCTAGAACCGGAATGCACATGGACGTGATATTGATGGATGACGTTGTGTCAGAAAGGAACGTGGCGACAGATGCGCAACTCATTAAAGTCGAGGAGCATTACAAATACTCCCTATCCTTATTGGAGATCGGAGGTGGTCTTCTTCTCGTAATTGGGACTCGGTACCACATGGCCGACCTTTACGGGCATCTAATAGAAACAAAGACGCTGGATACATTGGTACGTCCGGCGATCAACGACAAGGAAGAGTTGTACTTCCCGGCGCGACTTACTAGGGAGTTCCTAGCGGAAATGCGCGCAGATCAAGGAAGCTACATCTACTCCTGCCAGTATATGCTAGACCCGGTAAGCCCTGATGATGCTATGTTTGGAAAGGAGCACCTGAATTACATTGAGGATTTGGCTACCCCACAGATTATCACAGACACCTACATCACTGTCGATCCTGCTATCTCGCAGAATGAAAAGGCAGACTATTCAGTCATCATGACAGTTGGGATGGACAAAGCGAAGAGACGGTATGTGCTTGATTATGTAAGAGAGCACTTAACCCCCTACCAATTGATAGACAGGATATTCGCAGTAGCAGAGAGCGCGACGAACCTTCGTAAAGTTGGAATAGAGACCGTGGCATTCCAAAAGATGCTTATCTATGCAATGAAAGACGAGATGCGAAGGAGAAACAAATATCTGAACATTGTGGAACTAAAGGCAGACAAGGACAAGATACGCCGTGCTAGGATGCTACAGCCTGCGTGGGAGAATGATGATATTTTCATACACAGATACCACACAGACTTGAGAAGAGAACTTACTGAGTTTCCATTCTCAGAGCACGATGATACTGTCGATGCCCTTGCCTATGTAGAGCAACTATTAAAACCACTCCCAAGCCTACGCTCTAGGATGGAGTACATCTATAAGGCTGGAAACAGCAAAACAAACTATTAAAGGAGGTATGCTATGGCAAGACCTAAAATTCCGGATAACCCTAGAGACTTTAAAGGGCAGACCGACGATTACATTTTGCAGGTCGCTACGGAGGACTGGAACCGTTCCGTATCGTTCTGCAACCCGTACTTTGATCTTTTTCAAGAGTTCTATCGGCTGTACAACTGCCAGTTCACCGACGAAGAGAAGAGGCCGAACGGGGCTAATCTGTTTATTCCTTACATCTATAATATCGTGGAGACGTCTATTCCTAAATTGATAGGGTCTATATTAGACTCTAGGCCGTTCATATCCTATATGCCACAAGGAGGATCGGACGAGCAAAAGGGTAAGAACATGACCTCCCTCGTTGATTTTCAGATGCGCCAATACATGAGGGCGGCGACTAGATTCTACGAGATCTTCAAGACCGCCTGCCTGTATGGAACAGCAATCTCCAAACAGGGGTGGCGCTATGAGACAAAGAACGTGACTAGACGGAAGAATGATGTCGAGCAGACTGTGGAGTTGGGAGACGGTACTCCGCAGAAGACGAAAGGGCAGGACATTGTAGTAGAGCCAAAAGTTCTGTATGACGCCCCGGAAATCAAGAATATACCGCTTGAGTCGTTCCGGTTCGACCCTGCCTATACGGATATCGACAGTTCTCCTTTTGTTGGCCATGAGTATTGGAAAGAGAAACACGAGCTCACCTCCGAGAAGGGGTACCGTAATACGTCTAAACTTTCCACAGAAGATCAGCAGGACGGGGAGCTGAGAGACCGCCTTACGTTGTTACAAAAGAACCCTGCCAACATGAAGAACGGGGTAAGGATTTGGGAATACTGGACAGATGACTACAAAGTGCTGATTGCCAACAAAACGACAGTGATCCAGTGCATTGAGAATCCGTACTACCATCACAAGAAACCATTCACAAAATGGACGCTGATTCCTATGCCTAACGAGTGGTTTGGTAAGCCTCCTATTGCTGCGCTTACCGACTTGCAGGCAGAGCTTAACACCACTAGAAGTCAGAGAATCGACAATGTAAGTCTTGCATTGAACAGGATGTACCTAGTAAACAGGAATGCAAGCGTAGATCCTAAGCAGCTGGTATCTAGGCCGAACGGATACGTTGAGGTTGACGACATAAATAATGACATAAAAGAGCTGATTACGCAGGACGTCACAGGTTCCGCCTACAAAGAAGAGGAGATCATCAAGGAGGACATGGATGTTACGTCCGGAATCCATAACTATGACAGAGGGCAGGAAGGCTCTCGTAAAGAGACAGCAACAGTAGCAAACCTGCTAACAAGCGCAAGTTCTGAGCGATTCAAATTGCAGATCATGATGATGGAAGAAGACCCGATGGCCGACGTTGGAAGACAACTCGCAGAGCTAAACAAGCAGTTCTTAGACGACGGGACGTGGATTCGTGTTACGCAGGATGGAGGCGATGCTACAGCACAGCAAATAAGCCTAGCTGACATTGACGCAGAGTTTGACATCGTAGCCGTTGGAACCGCAATAGAGGCCGCGGTGAACAAGGAACTCAGGCAGACACAGCTCATTCAGTTGCTCAGCACCTCTTCTAATATAGAGGGTGTAAACATGAAGGAGCTCATGAGAGACATATTCAAAGAGTTCGACTTCAAGAACATCGACGAGCTGATTACACCGGACGTTCCAGTAGACACGGGTACCACGGTAGATCCGAATGCCGAGCAGGCAGAAACTCCGTCAGGTGTAGCAGAACCAGGAGGTATTTATCCGCAAACTGGCGGTGTAGGCGGAATGGGACTAGGTTTAGAGCAACCTAAGTAACCAACCACTACAGATAGATATTTTAGTTGTAATTGTCAAATTAAGGGGGTATGATTATGGGAGAACAAGACTCGTATGATGAAGATATTGCCACCTCAAGTTTGCACAGCGTCGCGTTAGCGGAGATGCGCAATACAGAGGGTTTCGCAATATGGCTAGGGATTGTGAAAGATAAGTACGCCGCAAGCGCGCGTGCCCTCGTAACAGACGCTAGCATGGACATTGACAAGATCATATCAAATCGAGCACGTTGCAAGCTGATAATAGAAATATTGGCCGCAACAGAAATGAGCAAGGAGGAATTGAAATGGAACAAGCTGACATAGATGCCGCGTTGACCCCGGAATTTTCCGGCCAAGTCGATGACGCACCTGAGGCAAGCATCCCCCAAGAGGAACCGGAAACAAATACGGAGCCGGAAGGACAAACTACCGAAGAGGCAGACCCTGAGGAAGACGTAGACGATGGTTCGGGACAAGGTGCGATTGGCAATGAGGAGGACGAGGATTATGTTATCCCTGCAAAAGAGTACAAAGAACTTCGTAAATTTGCAACACAAAAAGCAATGGAAGCGGCGGCGTATAAGAAACGCCTTGCCGAGAAATTTCCCGAAGGAGAACCTACAGTCGCAGAGCCGGTAGCAAATCCAAAAGCACCAAACGACCTAGAGAGGTATATAGCTCAGCAGATCGAGACAGGTGTTCAGTCGTTACTTGAGCCACTCCAACAGCAACAAGAAGACTTGCGCATTCAATCAGAGGTACAAGCACTGTCCGAAAAATATAAAGATTTTAGTGATGTAGCCCCTGCCTTTATTGAAACGCTAGAGACAACTCCCGAATTTTTCGCAATGGAGAACGGGATCGAAAAAGCCTACAGGCTTGCTAGAGCCGAGACCATTGAAAGGGAAAGCGAAGCAAGGTCAATCGCCGCCGCGCAGGCCGCAAGACGGACAACTGCGCAAAAAGTAGCCGCGACAGACAATACTCCGATTACCAAGTCACAATCACAGAATGCCTCCGTACAGGCGGCTGATGCGATTCGCGATTCAATTCTAGGGGCAGTGAGCAGAACATCCATCTTCGATAAGTAAAGAGGAGGTAATACTCATGGCCGCAATAACAGCAACCGCCGTTGGCAACGCCAACATAGAGGCAAAACGCATCGTCGTAGATATGTCCGAGACAATCGCATATCTGCAACCGAGTGCAACACCGCTCACCGTTCTTACCAAAAGGCTCAATACGCAGTCCTGCGCACATCCAAAGTACGAGTGGATGGACAACAACACAGAGGTGAGATGGACACTTACGACTGCCACAGCCGCATCGACAGCCACCTCAATCGCAGTAACCACAGGTACCGGGGTCAACTTCTCCGCTGATGACATCATCAAAGACGTCACCACAGGCGAAGTAATGAAGGTTTCCTCGATCTCTACCGACACACTCACAGTCTCACGTGGACTTGAGAATGCAGGTACAGGTACCGCAGTAGGTTCCGGAGATAAGATTCTGCTCATTGGTAATTCTGCTATGCAGGGTTCCGGTGCTCCCGCAGAGAAGATTCTCGGAGTTACCCCCGCTTACAACTACACACAGATCTTCAAAACGGCTTTTTCGGTCACCAATACCCTTGATGCCACCAAGCTGTATGGCCCGAAAGAACTTGCTAGACTCCGTAAGGATGCCGGTATCCGCCATGCGAAGAACATGGAATATGCGTTCCTGTTTGGTGCAAAAACCAACAACGTATCCGGGGCACAGCCTGTAACAACAACCGAAGGTGTTATGACCACTCTTGCGTCCAACGCGAACAATGTGTCAAAGGCAACCGGCGCGGTTGTAGAAAAGGACTTGCTGACATTCTGCGAATCCCTGTTCACCTATGGTGGATCAGAAAGAACTTGCCTCTGCTCTCCTAATATCCTTTCGTGGTTCGCCGGACTGGCAAGCACAAAGGTGCAGTTGATTCAGAGCGACAAGGACTCCACATTCGGAGTAAACATCACCAAGTACATGACACCGTTCGGCGTGTTGAACCTCGTTCTTCACCCGCTCCTCGTCCAAGGCTACACCGGGAAACTCGTGGCACTTTCGATGGAAGATCTGTACTACAGACCTCTTGCAGGAAGAGACACGAAGATGATGACTAATGTACAGCTTCCGGACGAAGACGGTATCAGGGACATGTACATCACAGAGGCGGGCGTAGAACTTAGACTTCCGCTGAAACATGGAATCTTCACGATCACCGCATAGTAACACAACGAGGGAGGGGCTATACCCCTCCCTACTTTCTATGAAAAGGAGTCAGATATGAGCAAGACACTCACACAATTAATAACAGAAGCGACGTCCCTCACTGATGAAACATACGATAATGTGCAGTGGGTAGACTGGTTCAATAATTGTCTCGATGACCTGTCTCCTTACCTGTATTTAGATGACATCGCTACGATAAATGAGGACACGGAGGGATCAGGGATATTCACGATTCCCGAAACATACCTTTCTATGATACGAGTAGACGGAACCAACAAAGACATTCCAATGCTTGAGCCGGGAGACGACGACAGCATAGGATATAAATTACGCGGAACAAAATTGTACAAACAGAATGATGTATCCACAACCATAACATGCACATTCTACCGCAGGCCAGCATATCTTACGACCCTAGACTCTGGCGCCGAGGTGGATATTCCTGCTGGATGCAACAGAGCGCTGATATACTTTGCTGGAGCGCAAGCTATGATGCTTGAGGACGAGACGGAGAGATTCAACGTATTCAGTGACCAGTACGAGAAGGCAAAAGCCGCAGTACAATCTATGAATAAGCACAGGAAGCCGGCAAAGACCGGTCAATGGGGAGTGGTTAGGTAATGACTACGAAAAATGCGCTGGAGTTCAAAGCATATTATGAGTGGCTAGGAGGGCAGAATTCTTCCGCCGCTCCGGATAATCTTTCTGATGACGAGCTCAGGAGGCTTATTAATTTTGATGTAAGAGTGCGTGGATCTATAAAGACTAGAGTTGGAACTTCTACAGTCGCGTGGGTAGCTACAGCAGGACTTTCAGGTGTAAAAATAGATCGTACAGCAGAGTTCGCCACAGTATCGGGAACTTTAGTGCAGGTTGTTCTTGCAGGAAATGCCTTATACAATAGGGCATCAGCAACCCCAATACTGGCTTCCGCCGGGTATACTATGTCTACTACAGTG